AAGATCAGTGAATTGCAGATTGAAAAAGAATATGAATTTGATCTTGATAAAATACAAAAAGAATTAATGAAAGAACTCAATGATTTCTTTATGTCTTCTCTTGGTCCTTTGTTAAATTCTTCTGGTCGCAAGCCGAGTTCTGGTGGCGGTACGACTCCTACCTCATCCACATCAGGACAAAAATTTAAGTTTAGTCTTAATAAGATACCAAACTTGGTAGAAAGTGATAATGAAGACGCACCAATCGTTTCTTATTTAGTTGATTCTAATACAATTGTGGTTAATCACGGATCTCCCGTTTTTAAACTTCGGAGAAGTAAAATCGTAGAGAACGCAGATAAAGACTATAATTTAATTTCAGACAAAGAAATCGATGGAACTATTAGAGGAGAAATCTATCGTGGTGCAGTATACGCTATGGCTGAATTTTATATGGTCGAAGGAAAAAATCACACCCCCGAAGAGGTAGAAGAATTTTTAACACCCGATAAACTTGATTGTTGGGGAATGACAAATAATAGAGCAGTTAGGGTCCGTCTCGGACATCGCCTGACGCGACTCATGAATTCTCTTGACACCTGACGATCACCCGGTTACATTACAAACATAACAAGGAGAACACCATGTCTACATCAACTGAAGAGAAGAAGCGCTACGTGCTGGAGTACATCCGGTCACTCGTGGCAATCGAAGAGGCTATGGAGCCTTACAAGGAGCAGAAGCGAGAGCTACGCACCGAGTACCGCGAGCAGGGTTGGCTTAGCACCGACGAGATTCGTGCGGCTGTGAAGGCTTATCGTCTGTTCAAGGGCAAGGTAGACATCGATGATGTTTACGACAACTACAAGGCACTTTCCGGTGCAACTGGAGAGGCAGAGTGATTATCGAGTATCATCGTCTAGATAAGTTCGTAAAGTCACCCACCCGCTCAAATCCATCAGATGCCGGATTGGACGTTTATGCCCACTTGGAGGATCCTGTAACGATTGCTCCCGGTGAGTCTGCCCTAATTAAGACCGGTTTGCGTTTTGGTATTCCACATGGGTACATGCTACAGGTTATGAACCGTTCAAGCGTAGCAGCAAAGCGCAGTCTTGTAGTCGGTGCGCACGTTATTGACTCAGGTTATGATGGAGAGGTATTTATCAATCTACATAACATTGGAGCAGAACCACAGGAAGTTAGGTTCGGTCACAAGATTGCCCAACTAGTTATGGTTCCAGTGGTTCATTTCCGCGCCCGCGAAGAACCTAATGGAAACATTTACGATGACCGGACTCCTATTAGCATTTCAGATCGTGGAGACGGGGCACTCGGTAGCACAGGAGGATAAGTTATGGCTACTTCATTTTTAACAGAAAAGGCACCACCAGAAAAGAAAGCACTCTATGGTGCCCTTGGGGTGTATCCAGATAAGAACACTGCTCTCGCAGAGTTGATTGATAACTCTGGAGAATACGGAAACACTACAAAAGTTAAGATTGAAGCAAGAGGTCATAGCATTATCATTAGTGACGATGGTGCTGGCTTGAACGCAGAGTCTATGGTTTCTATGTTTCGCATCAAGCGTAATGAACACGCAGAAGGTGAGACAGGAAAGTTCGGCTATGGGTTCAAGTCAGCAACCGCTTTCTTGGGCACAGACACAACTGTGCTTGGAAAGCAGGGAGATACATTTACTTGGGGCAAAGCTGAGCCCAATGAAGACTGGCAGTACGAGATAACAGTCGTTCCTCGTGGTGACGTAGATTATGAGAAGTACGAGACTCTATGGAACGAGAACAAAGCAACAAACAGTAACTCTGGAACAGTTATCTTTATTAATTCTTTGAAAGAGGAATTTACTGATGTTGATGCTGCCCATCTTCAAATGTTTGTTTCAAGAACATACGCTATTAATTTTAAGCAAAAAGCTATTGGCGTAAAATTGAACGGCTCACTGGTTCCGTATGTTAAGCTGTTTGGAAACCCACACTCTCCTGAGTTTGCCAAGAAGCAAATGACCTTTGGAGATATCTCCTTTGCTGTATCTATCTTTGTAAGAGATAACGAAAGTCAGCACTCTGGACTCTCCATTGTTAGAAATAACAGGCTTATCGTCAGCGGATTTGGTATGGGTATCCCTGGTATTTCTGAACCAACCATGGCAGAGTATCAGGTTGTTTTATGGTGCGATGACAAACTAGACGAATCTCTAAAAATGACCCCCATGAAGACAATTAGCCCAAATCAGGCAATCAACAGGGCATTCCGTCGCGTTTTCTTTTTCCAATCTGGTTTGTCCAATGAGATTAAAAAGATTATTGAATCTGCCCCCGCCGCAAGCGAAGTACACGTCCCACTAAATCAGCATACAAAGACATTAAATAGTCTTGCCGTGCTTCGAGAAAGTTTACCAAGCAAGTTTGCGGCTTATATCGAGGAGAGAGAAAAGGCACTTTCATCTAAGCCCGCCCCACCCGCCTCCCAAAAGGTTGGAGATAAATTCATCAGCGTGATTTCAGCGCCAAAAATTTCCACCTCCGCAACCACACCCACCGTCACAACGACATCGACCGACTTCACACAAGGTCTTTTCAACATCGACCTAAAACCCCTCGGCACAAACAACTTTATGTGGGCAGTTGAAGAACGCCTAATCAACAACAAGATACAAATCGTGGTAGTATTCAACTACGATATCTCGTTTGTTCGAGGCATCATCTCGGGACCTCGCAATGAAGTAACAAAAGATTTTATCAACGATGCCATTGCGCAAATTGTTTATTCGAGAATTCAAGTTGACAGCGTAATCGAAACAAGTTACAAGAACACATACCGCAACATTTCGCGGATCAAATCACAACTATTTGGAGGATAAGTGGATAAGAACACAACGCAGGTAATGTTTAGCTCAAAGTCAAACGAGTGGGCTACACCCCAATCGTTCTTCGACAAGCTAGACAACATCTTTGGTCCTTTTACCCTGGACGCTGCCGCATCAGCCGACAACTACAAGGTCGCAACTTACTACACCCAAGCCGACGACTCACTTTCACAGGACTGGGGAGGAAACCGAGTATTCCTAAACCCACCTTATGGAAGAGGATTAAAAGACTGGATTCGCAAGGGCTACGAAGAAGGGCAAAAGAACGATACCACCGTCGTTATGCTCATCCCAGCCCGCACAGATACTCAGTATTGGCATGACTATGTAATGAAGGCAGACGAGATTCGCTTCGTCCGTGGACGTATCAAGTTTGGCGACGGCACCAACTCAGCACCATTCCCGTCCGCCGTGGTGGTGTTCCGTCAATCATCGTTCAACGGACCCCGCATCACTGGTATGGAGAGACCGTGAACCGCGAACAAAGACGAAGATTAAAAAAGAAGAACAAGGGTAACGAAAAATTAGTAAAGAAAATGGAAGCTTTCGAGCACCGTCCCGATAACTGCTCCGCATGTGCCGCCCCATTTGACGCAAAATCAAAAGAACACGCACTAACTTGGCGAGTAGTGGTCCGCGAGAACCCCACACACGTTTCCCTGTTTTGTCCAAATTGTATTCAAAAAGCACAGGAGGCACTAGATGTCAACAACAAAGAGTGATCCGTTCAGCCTCTATAACAATGAAGGTCTAAGCGGTCTTGAAAAAATCGCCCACCGCGAAGCGGTCAACCACCCTTCGCACTACAACGCAGGAAGCATTGAAGTAATTGACGCAATTGAAGATTGGGGACTTGACTTCAACGCCGGTAATGTGGTAAAGTATGTAGCGAGACACCAACACAAAGCTAACCCGGTGGAAGACCTCAAGAAGGCTCGTTGGTATCTCGACCGAATTATTGAAAGGATTGAAAAATGCCAGTAAGCAGAATTAACCGCCGCAACCTAGACCAAATTCTAGGCGGAAAAGTTGACGGCGAACATGAAGTAGTAATCAAACTCTACGGTTCCAATTGTCACCTATGTCATGCACTCAAGCCAAAGTTCGTAGACATCTCTGACGAATACGAAGATGTACACTTCTATGCTTTCAACATGGAAGAGGGCAACGGACTGGAAAAAAAGTGGGGCTTTGAGGGCGTGCCCTCAATTTGCTATGTTCGCACCGGGGGGCTTCGCCCTCGTGTACAA